TACGAGACCTGGAACGCTTCCCTGTGGATCGCAAACGATGAATTCCTCTACAACACTGCTCGCGCTTGTGTGACCTATGCAGAGGCAGGCGAGAGCGTATGGAGTAAGTTTCAACGGTGCATGATGGATGGATGCGTGGGTTCCTTCCTTGGTGCTACTGGTGACGGTGTGGCATGGGATCATGACGCCATCGACGCAACCGAGATGGAAGAAATGATGCTAGACCTCTGATCAAACAATCAGTTGGGGAACTGGCACAAAACCCCTTGAAAATCACCCCAAAATCTGCAATAATACAATCATGAACAAAACAAATCCAATGCTTCTCAACAACTCCAAATTCATCGGTGCTTTACAAGGTCTGCAATCCTTTGTGATTGAAACTGGTGCCGACTTAGATATGGCATTTGATTGGGTATGTGACCAGGCACAAATCAACTCTTTTGCAGGTGATTTAGATGCCTTTGATTGCTTCTATGATGTTTATAACGAAGCAGCAGATTCTGATCATGCTAACTGCGGATGATTGATATCTTCTCCGATACGTTACAACAACTCTCTAACCTTTCTTTATACAAACCTATGACTACTTCCAATCCCTACGTTAACACCCTCATCGAGATGGGTTATGATAAGCAAGACTGCCAAGTCGCTTCCACTATGTTTCAAAAACATACTTTCCCTTGTGTTATTCATGGTCGTCAATTTGACACCGAAGAACAATACTATGAAGAGTTACACGAGTATATGAATGGCATGTAATCAAACCCTTATCTAACTAACTACTATGAGATTAATCCTTTCCCTCATTGTTATCTTCACTGGCATACAAGTTGGCATGTATGCTATCGATACAGTCACTAACATTCAAAACAAACGTATGGATCAACTCTGTAAAGTAGACCCCTCTATCTGTATTAAACCCTAGTGCATCATGTCCTCTATGAATGGTCCGAATTGATTGAATTAGATAAGCATTGCCAACACCTAGAAGATGCTATCAATGACATCAATTCCCTTCGTACTCACTTACACTTAACTGATAACTTACAACAACAAACTAAAAACAATCTCCAACAACTAAGTAATGACCTGGACCAAGAATTACAACAAATCCTATTACAGTTTGATCACAAATGACACCACCAAACAATTACAAACTAGGACAGTTTATTAACTACCAATCTCATTATGGTTTTATTACTTTCATCTCTAATGAATACTTAACTCTCTGTATTAATGAATCTCCCAAACCAGAACCAATTGCCAGAGGAGCAAAATTCCCCTTTAATCAGGTCAACTTACTCATCTACCCCTCACAATACAGTCTCATTGAATCAACAACTACAATACATCAAAGATACATCTAAAGAGGTAATCTCTATCCTGTGGAATAGTTTTAGAGATTATATCATCAAACAAAGGCAAAACAACCGCTACAACAGTGATTAACACTTTTCCACAGATTTCCGCATAATTGTGGAAAACTATTAAATAAACTACTTTGTCTTCTTTATATCTCTTAAGGTCTCCTCCTGTTGTACTCTTAGCGAACTTCCTATCAGATGTCAACCCCTCACAGATAAGCATCCGAAATGTGTAACAAACCCCTTGACAAAACCTCCGAGATGCTGTATAATAACACTGTGGAGTTTCAGAGACAGATGTATCAAGTCTACGACAATCAGCAGGTCCTTAGAGGTACTTTCCATAGCATCTATGACATGGAAAAGTATATCGACAGCATAAGGAATGACCGTCAAGAGTCATATCCTAAGACTGACAGATCTTCCCCCTTTGATTACATTAAGCAGATTGGGTGGTATTGGGACATTGTGCCAATCGAATAAGTGTCACAAGGTTTTGGCACAGACCTCAAAATCGTGTATTATTAAAGAGTCAAAGAAATCAAACCAACTTTTCTCTCATGCGTAAGATCGAAACCCAAATGAACAACGCTATCAAAGCAAACCAAGATTGGAAATCGGGTAACACTCAGGTCATCACGATTGAGGGTGTTAGTTTCATCTATCTCCATGGCAATCAGATTGCATCTATCGATGAAGATAGCATGACAATCTATGATGGAGGTTGGCAGTCTAATACAACCAAGAGCAGACTCAACGCCTTATGTGATGAATTCTGTGTTGCTGGTGAGGGAGTCTTTCAGAAGAACTTCACCTGGTATGTGAGAAAGTTTGTAGGACAGTTGGGCACTGAGAAAGTATTTAAGAACGAAGAGTTTGTGTCAGGTTATGTGTTTGCCTGATTGACAGATAGCGTGTCCTAGGTTATAATGACTTAGGACAGTTAATCTTTTATAGATAATAACAGTTAATCGCAGTTATTTGGGGTTCTATGTAAGCCTGGGCGGGCCCTTATATAAAAAAGCAAACTACCCTAACCTACAAAGGTTCCCAAACGCCTTCTAGATATTATTCAAAGAATGAATTACATCAGATTCAAAAAATTCTCCGAGGAAAAATTCATGGATGCAAGTATTCGTAATGAGAGACTTGATGAGCGCACATGGGCAATCGAGGTTATGATACGTTACGAAAAGTTTCTAGATCCACGAATGTATGAGTGTGCCGATTATTGCAGTAGTGCTGGTCTTATAAATGAGGGTAAGGATATTCTCACGGCATGGGAAGAATGGAAGGAGAATAATCCAACAGATAATCCACAAGTAAATAACCGACTATGAAAAGATTCACAGTAACATTAGAGGAGGATGAGTTTGGTGAGATGGTATTACCTATACCTGAAGAAGTCAGCACGGAACTCGGATGGGATGTAGGTGATATATTAGAGTATACTGTCACCGATGATCAATTATGTTTAAGGAAAGTAGACAATGGAACTTGAAACACGTCTGAAGCACATGGAGGATCGCCTAGAAGCACTCGAAACGTTTGTGAGGACCATTCCCACACCCGACAAGTTATTCTACCGTCCAGACGGTTGTGACGAGTATTTGGATGTGAAGGGAAATTATGAAGAAATTTACAAACGAATAAAGGAATTGAAAGATGGGATGTAAGAGTTGGGATGAGAGAGGAAAGTATAATACTGAGGTTTGCAATCAGTTTGGTTTCATCACATCTTTTGCTGGAACGGTAGATGGTGGTAATTGTTCAATGGTAGTACCACCTGATGCATTACCATTTGAATTCAAGGAATACCCATCATCTTTATTTCGTGATAATAAATTCAATATTCCTAGGATGGATGATGATGCTGTCATGTATGGTGCTACATTAATACCATTTGATGATGATAGTAATAGTCGAACGTATAATACTTTTCCTGATAGTGGTGTAAGTTGTGGAAAAGCAGTTGCAAACTGCACCGCAGGATTTTCATTAGTTTATGATAATTATCCGAGTGAGTTATCATTTCGGTATGTGTCTAGTGATACGTGGTTTTATTACTTGTATGATCTGAGTGATAATGCTGGTATTAGTGGGACACCATGTTTTTGGTTAGAAGAAGAGGATATTAATATTACTAGTAATGCTGGTGTTGCCAATGGAGATCCAGGATCTCCTGGGTCACCTGCAGTCGGTGAACCTGGCGATCCAGATTATGATCCAGGTGGTGCGGGTGCAGTACCAGCAACACCATCAGTTAGTGTTGGTGCAAATGATAATACAGGTACAAACAAACTAGAATGTTATAATTGTACTAATTTTTACTGTAACACTGAAATTGCTCAAATAAGATACACAGGTGTTCGTGATTTCACAGGAGACGTTGATTGTCCTCACCCCACATTGTTTGGTATTGGGAGTCAATCTGAGAAGGTTATGTTTAATTACACCGCGTTATCCACAATAGCACCTGATGGTGTTTCTAGATTTAGTGTAGATGGCACAGATATATTTCCCAATGGATATGTTACAACCCGAGGTGCGACAATTGAAACAAATGAAACACCATGGGAAGTTGGTGAGGAAGCAGCTTATACATTCAGAGTATTTACTTTAGAGACTGGATTATCAGAGGGTTTTGTAATACGTGCATCAATCTTTCCTAGAGTTGATGCTAATAATAATATTACTGGTACGATCTATAGTTTTGATGAATGGTTATCACAGGGTGTGCGGTATACTGCAGGTCAATCATTTACATTAGAGTGGGATCATAGACACCCCTCGGGCGCGACCACAACTTTCACAAAATCTCTGAATGTTACTAATGTTGCTGATGCTAATATTGCTGATGTAGCAGGTATGAGTGGATTTGATAAATTACGGGTAGGCGATAATGTTAATGGACATCGAATTACTCGTGTAGTGCATAGTGATCCTGAGTTTGGATATCATGTTGCATATGTCAGTGGTGGCGGTGGCGATTTTACTCATGGGTCTAGTTATAATTCAGATCGAAATCATACGATTAAAACCTATGCTGGATATGGTATTAAAACTCATGTAGTATTAATTGGATTGTTTGAGTTCTTAGGTAAATCCGTACAATACACAACTGCTGAAGTTTCGGATGCAGCACCAGACGATTATAATTTAATTGAACAACCGTTTGCACAATGTACGGTAAGGAATGGACGTATTGATGGACTTGCGACATCACCTACAGATGCACCAGATCAAAACGGATATATGTTTAAACCTGGTACTGGTATGACTAGGAAAAATCTAAAGGGTAGGAAACCAAAACTAGTTGTTACTCCACCAACTAGTAGGAACGGTGAGCAAGCAATTATTGAAGGACAGTTCAGTAGTTCTGGTGCTTTAACTGGGATTAATATTATCAACGGTGGATCTGGTTATCGCGAGTCAAGTAAAGATCGACCTATGGTGTACTTGGCAAATATTCAAAAGGAGAATACATTTACTATTCCCAACAATGCAGTTAGAAAGGGTCAAAAGGAGAGGGATTTAGATATTATTGATAGGATACCTAAGAAAGGTAAACGACCTGTAGCAAGAGAAGAAGCATCAGAAGATGTAACTTTGAAAGATAGTATGAAGAAATTTCTTGGTGATGATGCATATGCAGCTCTAAAAGCAAATCGAGAGTTTACTACTCAACAACTGTATGACAATCAACCCGATGGAGATACTACTAGTAATACTAAAAAATCAATTAAGAAAGGACATAAGAATAGAAAGGCACAAACAACACATACTATGCCTGTAAGTAAGTTGAATATTCAGAGTGATCCTAATCGAGTTCGAGAAGTTGCTCTTGAACAGAATAAGATCAAGCAGTCTGATATTGATCCTGTAAGAAAATATATGGATGCAGAATACGATTTGGATTACTTGTCACAAATTGATAATGTCGATAAATTCCATAAGAAGCAAATTGTTACGGATAAAACCAGCATCAATAGAACTATTACAGAACACTTAGATGATGTGATGCTGCCAGGTGATGTAAAACCTGTTGCAAGGCATCAAGAACGTTATATTCAGACTGTGAGTGGTAGTCTTTCAGATATGCCTCGTTCATCTAATCGAACTAAGTATATGATGACACAGTATAGACCTGATCCCCTAGACAAAGTTAATATTAACGTTGAGATTCGAGTGGAACCTGTAGAGATTGGTTGTGGTCATGTATGTCCTAGTCCCTTTGCTGGAACTGCGGACTTTACTCAAACTACAACAGGTGATCAGTATGATAATGGACCAGCAGCAGATCAGGGGTTTGGAACCACAGGTTTTGGAACAACATACGCATACACATATAATATGACTGGTCCTTATGGTTCTGGATGTAGGGGATGGAATGCTTCAGGGACGCTAGAGATCTTCCATGACTTCAGTAGATCTGCTGCGACAGTCAGTAAAGCGGCAGAAAATTACGGAAATCCCTATGACATTGACTAAATATCTAAAATGGAGTAATATAAGATGGCCATCGCAGGTTTACCCGCCGCACTGTACCTAGGAACTTGTTCTGGGCACGGTTTTGGTTGTGGGGCAATGCACCATCCTGGTTTTGGTGGAGGTACTTTGCCCGATTGTCCGCACCAACCAATGACACCGACCATCCAACCAAGACCATTACCGCTTATGAATGCAACGGTAACGTGGTTACCCACACCATTACTACCGTTAGGTGCAGGAGGATCACCAAATGTGATTATTAATGGAAATATTCCGATTTTAGATCAGGATGTTCTCATTCCACATCCAACATTTACCACTTTGACCACCATTTCATATATCCCTGGAACACCACCTTGTGTAAATGTGCTACAATCACCCGCACATTGGTGTACTATTGGAACGGCAGCAGGTAGAGAACCTGCAGTTGGGCATCAAAGGCAACTACTTGCCACAACAAAGTCGGTTTTTGTCAATGGAAGGCGACTGGGTAAATTTGGAGATCCACTTGGTACGGGAACTTTACCTTTACCATGTTCTTCAACTGTGACTGGCGGCAGTCCAAATGTTTATGTAGGAATTTAACTATGGCAAAAATCACAAAATCATTGACTGGTCAGAATATGATCGAGTCGCAACCAAAGAAAACCCGTCAAGGGCGAGGAAAGCATACAAAATATGCTTCATCTTCAGGTAATAACGCTAGAAAACGTTATCGGGGTCAAGGTCGCTAAATATTAGGGGGGATTCTTGTGAATTTTAATGGCACTAAAGGACATAACTGGTAAAGATATTCAAAGAAGCAGAAGTTTTCGTGATATCGACATTGCTTTCGCTAGAAATCCCCTTACAGATTCGTTGAATGTTCAAAAGAACGATAACGCAATCAAACAATCGATCAGAAACCTAATTTTAACCTCTCCTGGAGAGAAATTGTTTCAACCCGACGTGGGATCTCAAACAGTTTCTCTTTTGTTTGAGCAAATGGACCCTTTTACTGCTGAAGTTCTCAGAGATGAGATCATAAATACAGTGGACCAGTACGAACCTAGGGTTCTTTTAGAAAATGTTCTGGTAAAACCTCTAGCATCGAATAATAAGTTCAATGTTGAGATTTCTTACCGTATTGTGGGACTCCCGATCGTAGAAACTATTTCTTTCGTCCTCAAGAGACCTGAATAATGCAACCGAATAATCTAACAGCACTAGATTTTGAAGACATTAAGTCTTCTATCAAATCATACTTGAGAACTCGCACCGAGTTTACCGATTATGACTTTGATGGTTCTGCTCTGTCGTATCTTGTGGATGCTTTAGCATATAATACTTACTATACCTCGTTCAACGCTAATATGGCGATTAACGAGGCATTTTTGTCTTCTGCTACAATTCGCGATAATATTGTTAATATTGCAAAACTTTTAAACTACGTTCCCAATTCTATTAGAGCATCTAGGGCAAGTTTAAACTTTGAATTTCAAACTAATATAATTAATGGCGCTTATCCCAGCACAGCAACCTTACTTAAGGGACCTGTAGCAGTCGGTGGTGGATACACATGGTCTACTATAGAAGACATTACAGTCAATGTGGATACATCCACTGGAAAAGGTAAACTCGACGCTCTGACGGTCTATCAGGGGTCTCTGGTAACGTCTAATTTCGTTGTTGATACCTTCAAAACAGGAGAATATGAGATTCCTACTCCAAATGCTGATATTTCAACTCTTGTTGTAAGGGTAAAACCAAACGAGTCATCCACTACATTTGATTTGTACACTCAAGCAGACAATATTACCGACTTGAATAATTCAACTCGGGTATATTTCTTGTCTGAAGGGCAAGACATGAGATATAGAGTAAAATTTGGCGATAATGTAATTGGTAGAGACTTGACCGATGGTGAGGTAGTCTCGCTGACATACTTGGTAACGCAGGGTGCCGAAGCAAATGAAGTCCAGAGGTTTAAGTTTAGAGGTAGAATTCAAACTGGTACTGGTGATGATCAGAATGTAATTGCGGGATTAGTGATTGACACTAGTACAAGATGTATTTCTCAACTGGGTGAAGATGCGGAAAAAGTCGAATCTATCAAATATAATGCACCAAGATACTACGCCACACAAAATAGAGCGGTAACATCTCAAGATTACAGTGTTATTACCAAAAAACTCTATAATAATGCGGATACTGTAGTTGCATATGGTGGAGATTTACTTAATCCTCCCGTGTATGGCAAGGTTTATATTGCAATTAAGACTAAAACTGGTTCTCCGTTGAATGATGCTACAAAAAATAGTCTAGAATCCCGCTTAAGAACATATTCAATGGCATCTATCGATCCAATTATCGTGGATCCTGATGAAATGTTTGTTTCTCCCAAAGTATTTGTGCAATATGATCCCGCTTCTGGAGCAAATGTTTCTGATCTGACTACAGGTGTGCAGAATGCAATCGGTGAGTGGGGTGCCCAGACGCAGATTAATAACTTTAATGCCGTCTTTAGAAATAGTGCATTCCAAAGAGCAATTTCTGGTTCGGACAGTGGCATCAGTGACGTTTCTACTCAGATCTCTGTTATGAAATATATCAAACCCACAACAAATCAAACTAATACATATTGCATTACTATTGGTTCTGGTTTGTATGACTCCAATCCTAGTAATGATGGATCCACAGATTGTGCGAAAGAAGCAGTAATTCAATCTGGTACATTCAGAACTGCTGATAGACCTGGCGTTGATCAACAGTTTGAAGATAACGGTTTTGGGGAACTTCAAACATACTTCAACACTGGTAGTAAGAAATATATTACTAACCCCAGTATTGGTAGTGTAGACTACTCTACAGGTCAGATTTGTTTTGGTCCCGTTAATATTGTTGGTTCTGGTCCTAATGTGCCCGATGACAGTAATATCAGTACTCCTGACGACGGCGACGATGGTACTGGAGATGGAGGGGATAGCGGTACTGATACTGGTATTGGGACTGTTATCGATACAGATGCACTTAATAATGATTTGAAGATCCCTGTAGTCGTTATTCCTGCAAACCCAAATACAATTCCTTCTTCTACACCTGGAACTGTCTTGAGTGTTGTGAACCCAGAGGTTACAGTTGCCCCAATTGGCACTACTCCTCCCCCCTCAATCCCTCTAAATAGTTTGACACCTGGGATCTTTAACGATATACCGACTTTAGTTGATATAACGCCATTTGAAAACCCTGGAACCGATAATACTTCTGCTTGTTTCTGATAGATGTCCGTCAATAAAGTATCTAACTCAGTAAGTTCTCAAAACCCAGGGTTTATTGAACAGGATTATCCTATGTTCAATAAATTCCTGGAGTACTACTACCAGTCCCAGGAAAAGACGGGTCTTGGTCAAAATATTGTTAATAATTATCTAAATTATCTTGATATCGATAAACTTGATATCAGTATTCTTGATGGTGCAACATCTCTTGTAGAACCTATCACTGATAGTTCCACATCTATTGTTGTAGAATCTGTTGATGAATTTATTGATAGAAACGGATCTGTCTTGATCGGTGATGAAGTAATTTTCTATGAAAGAAAAATTTCTTCTCCTAATATTTCTTTGTCTCCTGGTATCTCTTATGAGCAAGTAAGAGTCAAGTGGACTATTCTGGCAAATTTGATCAATAAATTTGATGGATCTACAAGAAGGTTTGAACTGACTTCTAGGGAAAGTCCTGTATCAGTACCAAGCGTACAACATCTGATTGTTAGTATCTACGGTAGAGTTTTACTTCAGAATGTAGATTATCAGTTAGATGGAACTGCTATTGTCTTTACAGAAGCACCTAGAACAAGGATTCCTTCTGATGATGATATTTCTACTTACGTCTACTACTTGGGTGGTTACGTTGAGAACCAAATTGCGGCAATTGATAATATTTCCTCTTCTTTCGGTGAATCGAAAACTATTTTTGCACTTACTTCCAACGGAGTTAAATACGAACCACAAGTAGATGAATATGTTATTGCAATCTACGACAACCGCTTGTTAGTGCCAAAGGTCGATTTCTTTATCGATAAAGATAAGTTCATCTTTAATGTTGCGCCTGTTAATGGTAGAATTGTGTCTATCTACTCTATTGAGGCACCTATCCCGTCTTTTGGTTCTGGTGGTATTGGGTATTCCCGTGTAAACGAGAACGGGGGACTCACTAGCATATCAGTTAATGATAATGGATCTAACTACAGGTATGATTATCCGCCAAAAGCAAGTATTAACAGTAGAGTTGGAGAAGGTGCATCCGCAACTACTCTGATCAATGGCGTTAAATCTATATCACTCTTGGAAGGTGGACAAGGTTATAGTGAAACCAATCCTCCGACTCTTCAAATCGAATCACCAACCAAAGAAGGTTCGTCTATTGCTGTTCTTGCAGCAACGGTCACTGAGGGGTCTATTAGTGCTGTTGAGATTGTATCTTCGGGTAGTGGATACACATTTACACCTAGAGTTAGTATTAAACAACCTGGTGGCGCAAAACTAGGATTTAAAGAGACTGGTGTTTTAACTGTCACATATACAGGCACTATCTTTGATTTTACTCCTGGACAACTTATTGCCGATAATGTAAATCTTACAGGGAAAACTGCAACGGTTGTATCGTTTGTCCGTAATGGTAATACTGGTATTATTGAATACGCTAATACTAGCGGCGTTTTCGCGAAAGATCAGCAGGTTTATGTTAACAGTGGCGCATCTGCTCCTACTATTACTAATGTAACTCTTCCTACGATCATCAATGGGTCACTGGCAGAACCACCTATTATCCTAGACAGTGGATTTGGATACACGACTGTACCCGATATCTACATCGATGAAGCAACAGGTAACGATGGAATCAAAGCAACATTGCGTGCAAAACTAACCGAAGGAGAAATTACTTCGATTGAAATTATTAATACTGGGCAAGGATATCAATCAACTCCTAGAATTGCGGTCATTGATCCTGTCGGCGCACAGGTGCTTGAAACTTCTGTTGATGGAAATGGTCGTGTCATTGGTGTAGAACTGCTTACAGGCGGTTCTGGGTACACTGACGTACCTTCTGTGTATGTTGTTGATGATAGAACAGACGATCTCGGCAATTATATTGGTGGTACTGGTGCTAGTGTAACAGCGCAGATCTTTAACGGTAGAATTACCGATATCAATGTTACAAATTTTGGTTCTGGGTATAGTGTTGATAATCCTCCGAATATTATCATTCAAGATTCCCCTACAGGCAAAATTTCTGCCGAAATCGGTCTCAATCAGATCACGGGTTTCAAAGTTAATAAATCTGGTTCTAATTACACCAAAGCATCCTTTGAAGGTTGTGCAAGAGCAGCAAGCGGTATTGTAAGATACACCGAAGACGGTAATGCGGTATTCTCCAACAACACTATGGCAATGTCTGCCTTAGTTGGGGTACAAGTAAAATGTCTTGACGCACTATTTGTTAAGAGACTGCTTGACAAGTATAAAGAGCAATATTTGCCAGATATTCCCGAACTCGATTATAAGAGAATTGATGTTAGAACCGCTATCAAGACAGTTAGAGATTTCTATCAGTCCAAAGGTACATCTTTCAGTATTTCTTATCTGTTTAAACTTCTTTATGGTGAGCAGGTAAGTATTACCTACCCTAAAGATCAAATCATCAAACCTTCTGCGGCAACTTGGTCTATCGATACGGTTCTTCGTGCAACTCTTGTTAGTGGAGACCCCGATAATATTCAAGATGGTCTCTTGATTCAAGAAGAGGATATTGCGGATCCTAATGTACTGGCAGCAAGTGCTCTTGTAGAAAACTTTATTTCTATTAAGACATCTGATACTGAAATCTACGAATTAGCACTATCCGAAGAAACTATCGTCGGTTCTTTCACAGTTCCTTACAAAACCAGACTTGCAGAACCTCTTAATACTGTCGAAAGTATTATTACGGTTGACTCGACGATTGGTTGGCCAGAAAGAAACGGTGAATTCATTATCGGTGGTACAGAACTAGTACGATATAAGGAAAAATCTCTTAACCAGTTTATTGAGTGTACTCGTTCTTCCAACGGTACTGTAGAAGATTGGGATTCTTCCACACAGATCACATCTAACTTTACTGTATACATCAATAAAGATACTGCTCAGGAAGTGGTTATGAATATTGTTGGTATTGTTGATGCCCAACAAACAACCCTTACTGACACTGGTTCTTACTATCTTCCTGGTGATAAACTATCTGTTTCTAAACTTGGTGGTACTAGTACTAGAAAAGAACTCACGACATGGTTGTATAACGTTAAAAAACTTGTTTCAGTGACATCAGTCACTTATGGTGGTACTAACAATGATGTTGCCACAATCGTCACTGAAAACTCCCATGGTCTCTTGGTTGGTGATCAGGTAACCATTTATGGTGCCAATCCAATCATCTATAACGGAACATTCCTTGTAACCTCTAGAGACAACGAAACCCAGTTCCAGTATCAGTTACCTCAACCTGCTCAAGTTATTCCTCAGGGAAATATTCTCATCTCTGTTGACTTGAACAAAGGTAAGTCGCCTAATGCTGCAGTTAATAATGCAATTAGTTTCTATACCACAAACGTACAAAACTCTTTCTTTAACACAGAGTACGTTTATGTTGCTTCTACGGGTATTCCTAACTATGAAATTGGACCTTTCCCTGGTTCTGCTTTCCTTCCTGGTAACCAGCGTAAGTTAAATAGATTCCCACTAGCACCGACTACAATCTCAACTAAGAACGAAATCACTTCTGGTCCTGTCGGTACGTGGGTGAATGGTGTCTCAGTTTGGTCTTATAAGTCTACAGAAACCAAAACCTTTGGATCTGTTACTAGTATCGATATTCTCACCAGGGGTCAGAATTATGATGCTGCTACACCACCTACTGTCACTATCGATGGTGGTGGTGGTACTGGAGCACAAGCAAATGTAGTTATCGATGGTACTCTAGATTCTATCGAAGTTACTGCTGGTGGTTCTGGATTTACATCTTCTCCCCTTGTCTCTATCGTTGGTGGTGGCGGTTCGGGTGCATCTGCAACTGCAATTACTACTAAAGGCATTGTATCAAGAGTTCTTATTAATGAATCTGGCACAGGGTATACATCACAACCAACTGTATCGATTGTTGGTGGTGGTGGAACAGGAGTACAAGCGGTTGCTAATGTTCGTGGTCCTATTCAGTCAATTAACATTGCTCAATCTGGATCATCATATACATCCAAACCGACTGTAACTGTAAGTTCTGGATCTGGTGCTGTTGCACAGGCAGTTATTCAGAATGGTAGAATCATTTCCATTGCTAGAATTTCTGGTGGTTCTGGATATACCACTGCACCCGAAGTATCCATTCAAGGTGAAGGTTTTGGTGCTGTCGCACGAGCAGTTATCGATATTGACGGTCCTGAGGCAGGAAAAGTCACTGGTATCGAAATTATCAATAGAGGTATTGGATATACACAAGGAACCACGATTGTAAATCTTACTTCTGTTGGTCAAGGTGCAACATTCAGTTCCAACGTCTTCCAGTGGACATATAACCTGCAGGCAACTACTACTTTTGACACGGCTCGGGGTTCTGTATTCGATGGTTACAATACTCAGTTTGGTGGCGAGTACGCACACCTTTCCAATCCACAAAAACTCAGATTCATCCTTGGCGACAATCTCTCAGAAGAGAATGGAGTTATCAATGAAGTAGATATTGAAGAAACTACTGTAGATCACTCTCCAATCATTGGTTGGGCATTTGATGGTAATCCGATTTATGGTCCTTATGGATATTCTGACCCAACTAATCAAAACTCCACCATTAGAAAACTTGATACGTCATATAGACTGAAAGGCAATCTAACTGCCGCTGCTGCAACACCATTTACAGATACTGATGGAACTGTATATACAAATCCATTCAGAAAAGATGGTCCTCTGCTGACAGATGATGCTGCAGGTTCATTTATCAATGACTATGAGTATATTTTCAGTCTTGGTGATCTCGACCAGTATAATGGTCGCTTCTGTAAGACTCCTGAGTTTGCAAATGGCAGATATTGCTACTTTGTTACTATTGATGCTACAGAGCAAGGTAATCCAGAGTTCCCTTATATCCTAGGACCAAGTTACAACTCAGTTGTTGATATTTGGAACTTAGATTCGGGTGCTACACAGCAAAATATTCCTACAGGTGTTGTTCGTTATCGTGATCCTTACGAAAACGTTGATATTGATGTTGAAAGGGCACCTAACGTCTCTACTAATGCATTAACAATGGAAAACGGCGATATCTTGCTGTTGGACATTGAAGATGAGAATCGAGATGGTTATATCGACATTTTTAGTACAGGAACTGGATACAGTGGTCCTACAAGCGGTAACGACTTTGTTACTGTTGGAACTTCTGGTGGTACTGGCACAGGAATGACTATTGCCATCTGGGATGTTGATCCTAATGGTTCTATTCAGAAGTGGGGATATAATAATATCGGTTCTGGATACACTACTGGTGATGTAGTCACTATTGATGGTGGTCAAGCAACTATTACTCTTGGTGACGAATATTTTGATCCTGATCAACTATTTGAAGAGTCTCCTCTGCAACTATTTGATTACTTCCCTAAAGTTAGATTTGATTCTAAGGTTGATATCGAAGTTGAGACTACTACTAAGTTTGAAGATGCCTCTGTAACAGGATTTACTATTGAAAACCCTGGACAGAACTATCAGGTTAATGATAGACTTGTATTCGACAATACAGACACTGATGGCGATGGTGTATCGGCAAGAATCGCTAGAATTTCTGGAGAAACGATTCAAACCTATGATTACGAAATTATTAGTGGTGTAAACTATGGTGTTCTTACCACAGACGTTCAGCACAACCTTACAGTAGGCGATACTGTATTTGTTGACTATTCTCCTCTGATGGAGAACACAAATAAGACTTATAATGTTCGTCAGTACAAAGGTATTGAAGAAATCGTCATTAATCAAACTGGGTCTGGATATAACGAAGATATTCCCCCCACAATGACAATTGATGGTGACGGTACGACAGCAGGATCTTTGGAAGCAGTAGTAAGCTCTGTTGGTTCTATCGAAAGAGTTAATATCTTGAATTCTGGTTCTGGATACACACAAAACCCCAGAGTCATTCTTTCTCACCCACAGATATTCAAAAAAGCAGATTATTTCTCGGCACTGATCGATAATAACGACTATGTGAGAATTAATGATGTATATGTTTCTGTCACGAAAGAATCATTTATTTGTGGTACTACTAAGAATAGTAGTGGCGATACCGTAGCGTTTATCGCTAAGTTGTCTGCAACTGGTGTTAAGGAGTGGGAAAAGACACTCGAAAGTCAAACAGGACTAGATTATGCAGAATTTAAGAAACTTTGTGTTGATGGCGACACGATTTATGTCGTTGGTATCAACAAACCAAATGACCAACTCTTTGACAACAAAAACCCAGATATTATTCTCGCAAAATACACTCAATCTGCTGATGGATTGAGTGCCACATTAGATCTGCAAAGAGCGTTTGCAGGAATCTCTGGTTCTACAAGATATGATGATGTCACATCTATTGTTAAGATCAGCAGCACTCGTATTGCAATTGGTGGTTACACTAATACAAACTCAGGCAATCCTTGGGATGCATACATTGCAATTCTGGATACCACAGGAACATTTACTGTAAAGAGAAAACTTGCATCTGAGAGTGCTTCTGAAAAAATCACTTCGATGATTTTCAATGAAGGTTCTATCTATTTCTCGATGGAAGTTTCTCCAAATGATTCTAGTACTGATGTTAATATTGCAATTGGTAAAGCAACTGCTGGTGTTTCTGCAATTAGCATCGACTATATTAAGCAATACAACAATACTTCTTATTCGCAAATTGATCAAAGCATCATTACTGACGAATTTAATGAGTATTATGTAACTTCAACTCTTAGAGGCAAGTCTGATACGACTTTGCAAGATTCATTCTCAGTCCTTAAGGTTGATAATGCAGGAAATCTTATTTGGTACAAGATCTTTAGACCCGCAGTAAATGAGACTATCAATGTTGTTAACAAAACATCTATTGACATCTTTGGTGATCTGAACGTCGTTTACAATCATACAGATCCTACTACTAAGAACAAAACTATAAGAACGGTTAAAATTAAGTATAACGGTGAAGTTCTTTCTCACACTATTAATGATTTTATTCAGGACAATGTTGAGGGTGCAATTGCATATGCAATGACCACAGACAACTCTGGCGACGTATTCGCTTATGGTCAGATCCAATTCAACCGTAATGAATTTTTGCTTGATATGGATCAGGCACCAATAGATATTACAACTCATTATACCCCTAGTGTAATCGGAACTCCAACTTATACTTCAACTGGCACTAATATCAGTGGTTGGGATGGTTCTGCATATGAAACTCAAGCAATCAAGGTCCCTTCTAGTGAACTGGGTACAATACTGGATAGTAACTGGACAGTAGAGTTGTTCTTACATAAAGATGCAACACAAATCACTAATAATGCTATTGGTGCAACCAAGCATACTATTTTCTCTATTGGTGACGCTGAAGATGCAACTGGTGGTCTCATTCTATATTACGACACCTTCGGATCTGGTGTGAACAATGGTAAGTTAGGTCTTGCCATTACTAACACATCAACCAAACTCAATGCTGCTTCTGGTGCCCTATACTCAACATTGACCAACATGTTTGTTGATGATTCTTGGCAGACAATTGGAATTACTAAAAATGGAGATGCTTATACTGTATATGTAAATGGTATTAGTGTAATTACAGGAACTCAGACAACTACAAGTTTTGCAAACAAAGACATCCATTTTGGCAACCAACCTGGTTGGAATGGAACCACAGGAGAATTCCGTGCTGATGAGCAAGGTCAGTTCTATCTGAATCATGTCAGACTTAGAAATAGACTAATTACACCTACAGTACCATCTGATATCACCGCTTTACCCCCAACTGATACATTTGCTCTTGGTTATACCTGGACTGATACTGCATGGTTTACAAGCAACATCCAAAGATACGATTATATCGACCAGCGTGGATTTGGTCTCAAAACTGACAAAAATAGTGATGCTGCCAGAATCGGCACATTTACAACTAGCAAACTTACTAGAACAACAGGTTCTACTGCAATTACTACAACTGGTGGTACTGTTAGTGTTACTGGATATACTTTAGGTGACATTGGATTCCAGTCTCTTGATTATGATCAAGCAACAACCACGATGAATGCTGATACTGAGGCACTTACTTATAGTAATGATATTTGGAGTTCTAGAACAGCAACTGTCCCTTCTCCTGGTTCTCAAAAACTTAGCATTACTGCTGTCGTTAAAGATAGGTATTACTTCAAACTTACTGGTACAACTAAGATTGACAATATCTTACGTCTGAATGTAAATCAGGCATTTGATTTTACTATCGGCACGAAACTGCTGCTTAAAGAGGGTACAAACCAGAGAATGAGCGGTTATATTGTTTCATCAGATTCTGAAAACAATACAATCGACGTTAGTATTAGTATTCCAACGTCTAGTGGTAACAGTTGGTCGGATTACCTGAATGTTGGTGAACTTTCTACAGTTCAATTTGATGAGCAAAGTGTCTTCAATATTGTTGGTCCGACTCCTAATGATGTTAATGAATTTGTATATACATTCCTACAAGTAGAAGATACTACAGTTGGCAACTTCACTTTTGCTCTCAATACCTTCGATGCTCCTGTAACAATCGGTGGAACCAATAACTTAAATCTCTTCGGTAAGTTTAAACCTTATATTGCAGCAGACTATAATATTAGAATCGAGGAAGTAACTAGCACTTCTCCTTATATTGTAGGATCTGTAGTTGAGGTCCCAACAGTTGATGATGGACAGGGCAATCTTGTTCCTCAGATCTCGTATAACGCAGACTACAGCAGTGTAACAATTACTAATTTGACTGGTGTAACTAAGATTACATTAGTCTCCAATCTCGAAAAAATTCTTAATGTCAGTTCTGTCAATTCTAGTGATACTGTATATGTAATCACTAGTTCTGCACATTATCTTGACGCAGGAGACATGATCTTTGTTGATGGTAATCCTACCAGAACAATCGTTGATGTCGAGTATGATGAATATGATGGCGCATTCGCAGTTGACTCAATCATCAGTCCTCTGGAATTTACTTATAAACTTAATCAGGTTGCACTAACGTTACCTGCAGATTCTGCAGGACTTGTAAACATCTTTACTAAGTCTCCAACTATCAAGATGTACTACGATCATCAGTATATCTTTGATATCAGTCACCCTACAATGACTGGTGGCAATCTATCGTTCTCTAAGGATAACCTATACAAACTAGAATATTCTTTCAACTCTATTGAGCGTGTAGGAACACCTGGAACCACAGGTGCAACTGTTAAACTCAAGGTTGATACTGGTATTGTCACTAATATCTCTTACTACTTCGATCCTTCTAGAACTGGTGCTGATTCACCAGTAATTCCTGGAAGTTATTTGGATGTTGTGAAATCTCCATACAACGGTACGTTTATTATCTCATCCACTTCTGGCGGTACTATTACAAGTGGTGATGACACCTTCAAGTTTGTTTTGTTGAATGAACCAGAAGCAGCAGCGATTGCTGCTAGAGCAACATATTCCACAAGTTCTGTTAAGGCGGTTGGTTCTATCAACTCCATCCGTATTGTCAATCCTGGTGGTTTCTACAAGAGACTTCCAATCGTTTCTAATATCCTCTCTAGTAGAAAAATTGAGCGTGTAGAAATTAATGAACCTGGTACACAGTATGCTGTAGGCGAATACACTGGTATTGCTATTGCTGGCGACGGCGAAGGTGGTTTCGTCAGTGTTACAGTTGCTGATCAATTGAATTCTGAAGGAGCAACTGTTCCTGGTCAAGTTATTGCTGTAACTATTACGTCTCCTGGTAAAGGATACACTACAGCAAGTGTTGATATCGACGGCATCTCTGGTATTGGTGCTGACGTTGGTGGATCTGGTGGCGATGTAACTGTTATCATTCCTCCTTTCGGCACAGGCGCTTCAATCTTTACGATTGGTGATAACGTAGGTAAGATTAAGAAACTGAAGAATAATAACTTTGGTTATGACTATCCTCATGACTACACTCTACGTCCTGAGATTACATTCCCAATCAATGCTCAGTTAACGTCTACTAGCATTTTGGATAGTATTACTGTTACTGATCCTGGTTCTGGTTATTCTCAACCTCCTGCTGTTGTTATCGTAGGTGGCGGTGGATCTGGTGCTATCGCAGAAGCAACTATTAAGAATGGTCGTCTCGATCAAATCTTTGTTAAAGATGCTGGTTCTGGATATTCATCCACACCTACAGTCACACTAAAATCATCATTTAACTATGTTGTTAACCTTGATTTGGGTCTGCTACAGTTTGCTTTCCCTCATGGTATTCAGAATGGTGCTGAAATTACACTAAATGCTGTAGACACTGGCGAAGGCGTAGAGTTCCCACTGGCATCTGGTGCGATTGGTAGATTGAATGCAACTACTACTTACTATGCCATTGCTGGTACAGCACAATCTCTGGAAGACAACCAGTTAAAAATTGCCATTACTCAAAACAACGCTGATTTGGGTGATGCACTTACATTTGCAACTGATGGTACTGGTAGACAGCAAGTTCTTACCGAATCTTTTGGTGGTGGTGCAGAAGCAAATGTCATCACTTCTACTTTCTTGGAAGGTGAACTTGTTTATCAAGGTGATTCGTTAGAGAATGCAACTGCAACTGGTTTCGTTTCAACCAATGATGGTTGGCAGGTTGGTCCTAGAATCCTCAAGATTGTTGACTACGACGGAACATTTAACGAAGGTTCTAAGATTACTGGTGTTATTTCCAAGTCTTCTGGTACGATCAGTAATCTTAAGATTGCTAAAGGTGTTCTTGAAATTGGATCTATCACCAAAACAACTGGTCAGTTTATCGATGATGTCGGCAAACCTTCAGAAATCATTCAAAAGATTCAAGATTCCTACTATTATCAGGAATTCTCTTATGCAGTCAAGTCTGCTATTTCTATTAACGAATGGAAAGAAATCCTAATCAGAAACGTTCACCCCGCATCATTCAAAGTATTCGGTGAATTAAACCTTTCTGAATATGGTTTTATTCCTAATAAAGAGACTGCTTTCCAATTAACAAAGTCGGTTCAATTGGCAAGAGAAGCAATCTTCCCCAATATTCAGAGTTTTGCTCTGGTCGAACCTATCTACTCGGAGTTCAATAATACAGAACTTCTCTTCCGTCAAAAACGACTCACTTCTTCAGAGAATATTCTTACATCAACTGTACAAAGACTGGATGATATTTCAACACTCTTTGATGGTCAAAGAATCTCATTCCCTCTTACAGTTAGTGAAGCAGGAGATTCGGGCACTTCAATTATTGCTAGCGATTCGCAGTTGATGATTGTCCTCAACGGTGTTGTACAGACACCTGGTGTTGCATTTGAAGTTCAAGGAGAAAATATCGTCTTTGCAGAACCACCTCAACCTGCTGCAAGTGTTAAGTATGCAAATGTTAATTTTGAACAGATTACAACTGTTGACGTATCATTCTCTAATATCAGTGGTATCTTCCCTCTGGTTGGGATGAGAATGATCGGTAGTGCCACTTCACCAGCAGTGCAGTTAAGAGTTACTGGTGTTATCGGCAATACTATTCGCGGTTTCATCTGTGATAATGATGGTAATCCAGTTACATCTAATCCTGGAACATTCCTTCAGAATGAACTGGTTAACATAACTCAGACTGGATTCTCTGCTTTAGTTGATGTTGTTACAACTACAAGTTCTGGCGGTCTGTTTATCTTTGGTGAAACAATCACAGCATTTGATGGAGATACTGCAAGAGTTGAGCAAGTCAACTTGTCAACTGATTCGGATCTTCCTGCAGGTGTTCTGAGATATAGCATCGGTCAAGCAACATCTTCTTTTGAGGTTGTTTCTGTTAGCGGAGTTCCTATTGACTTTGGAACCAATTCTACATTGACTTCTCAGGGTTATGAGAATAGAACTGCATCTCCACTACAAGGTGGACGTGGAACTGGTCTACTAGCAACTTGGACAGTTAATGCTACAGGCACTATTGTAAGTATCTCCTTTGATACTTCAAATGCAACTGGATATGTTGTTGGCGATTCACTATCTCTGCCTGGTGGTAATAGTATTACTATCACGGTTACTGACATTGAAGATGCTCCACCTGCCACAGATTCGTTTGAAATTGGTAGCAAGTATCAGTTTGGACCAGAAATCTTCTTGGTAGATAACATCGTTACAGGATCTCAGTCTCAAACACTGACTGTAACTAGAGGTGTAGATACACCTGTAAATGTAAGTTTCCAAGCACCTAGAGGTGCAGGAACGTTTATCTACGGCACAGAAATTGATATTACTCAAAACCTGACTTTGAGTAAGACCACTGGTACATATCAATCTACACCTGGTCTATTCTCCATCAACGTAAATGATTACATCATTGCAGGCGAATCTGGCGTTGTTGCTAGAATTACAGGCGTACAAGATTACACTGACCCTGTAACCAGCGATCCTATTGATAGAGTTATCATTTCTGGTTCTTCTACATTCTTTGGTCTGTTATTTAACAGAATTCCTTCTACAACATATCCAAACGTTGTTATTGATGATATTTCATCCTCTCAGGTTTCTATTGTTGACTTCACTGACAATCTCACGGCATTCAATACAGACTTCCCAACTGAATTTATCAACAACTATGTAATTCCTTACAACAACCTTGTTAGTGGTCCTATTCAGGAAAATGAGATCATTAGAAATTATAAGTTTGAGTATGGTGGTAACAGTGGAGAATTCTCTGCTGGCGAAAGTGCTGTCGTAAGGAAACTTTCTCTTACTGATAAAATTGGCACAGGATTCTTTAATAGTGGTCAAATCATCAGAACTAGAGATACGAAAGCAGAAGTTATTAGTTATAATGCCGCTCTGCGAACTGTATATCTTGGTAAGATTGGTCGTTCCAAGTCTAATGGTCAAGACTATCATACATTGACCTTTAACGGTAGTGCTCAATTGGACACTGCAGAGAAGAAGTTTGGATCTTCTTCCTTGCTGTTGGATGACACTACAAGCGATCATATCAGCATAACTACATCCACTGAATTTGGTTTCGGTACTGCTTCATTCACAATTGAGGCATGGATTCGTGCAGATGACATTACTGCAGGAACTCGATATATTGCTGATCTAAGATCTAGTGCTACTGAAGTTATTAGAATCTATGTCAATGCAGATGTAGTAACTGCAGTTTGTGGTGCAAGTACACTTACCGCATCGGGCACTCCTATTACTGCGAATACCTGGACACATATTGCCCTGGTTAGAGGCGGCACAACGATGAAACTGTATGTTGGTGGTGTCGAGCAAGTATCTATCACCAATGCTACAGATTTTGGTTCTACTGCTCCACTTTACATCGGTGGTGATTACAACGGCGCAAATACATTCTCTGGTCATATCGACGAGATCAGAGTTTCTAATACCAACAGATATGCCGATGCATCATTTACACCTAGAAATGGTACATTACAAGGTGATACTAACTCTAGGTTGTTGGTCCACTTTGATGGTGTAGACGGTCAGGTTTATACTGAAGACTGGTCTGGAACACAAGACTTTACTACTGGCGAATACTTCAATAATGATGCACTATTAGCAACTAACAGATCTTCTGCTGCTTCTCCTGCAGGATTTACTGGCAACTCACACAGATATATTAATGCTGCTGACAATGTTATTAAGAACAAGGAGTTTATTGCTCAAGAAGCAGTTCAGATTATGAAGAATCGCTATCCATACTTCACCGTCATTGGTGGGGCAGTAAATTGCGAAGATGATGTAAAAGATATTCTTGATGCAGTTGTCGATGATCTGAGAAACGGTAGCAACAATCATGTTTGGGATGCTGCTGCTCTGTATATTGATCAGACTCAGACTCCAATTACACTTAATCACATTGAAACAGAGATTCCTGAAACACTGTATACCCTACAGAAAACGGAAGAAATTGTTAAATATGTCATTAATAATGTTCCTTGGAACGTTCAGGGTGATCATGGTCTCACGCAGAAATTTGACACTACAATCACCGAATCTAGTGGTGCTACATTAACACAACTCACACCTACTACTGCAACTTACAACTCCTCCACTGGCGAACTTGTACTCACATCTGCAAGTCATGGATTGAATGCAGAAGTCACTACTACAGCACCCACAGGTGCCACATATGCGCCTACAACAGGTGTTATGGAACTGACCATTGCAAATCACAGTCTCAGTAACGGAGACCGAATCAGACTCACAGATGATTCTCTCACATTTACTTGTACCTCTGATGGAAATACTGCTAATAAGACATATCCTCGTGCAAATGATCCTGCATCTCAGGGTTGGTTAGAAGTTTCTAACTCCACCACAAACACATTTGAAGTTAACGTTGGCAAATCTCCTACCGTTAATTACGAACCTAGTGCTGCAACATATGATCCTGCAACTGGTGTTATGGTTCTAACTTTGCCTGACAACAACCTTGAAGTTGGTCAACAAATCAGTCTGACTACCGATTCGTTGACGTTTACATGTTCAATGGATAGTAATGCTAGCAATCACACATATCCTCGTGCTTCTGACCCTGCTGCAAATACTTCTCTAGATATTCTTCAGAATGGTGCTACCAGTACAGTAACAGGTGCTACATATACTCCTTCTAATGGTTTATTGAATATCACAGTTGCTGGTCATGGATTTGTTGTTGGTGATAAGATCCGAATTGAGGACAATTCACTAACTTTCACTTGTAGTAGGGATCTAAATGTAACCAATCATACATATCCTCGTTCTACGGACTTTGCTAGTGGTAGATGGTTATATGTTGCCTCAACAACCACAGACACCTTTACGGTTAACGTTGGTGCTTCTGGTGCTGACGATCAGTATTCACATACATTTGTAAGTGCAACTGCAAATGGTATCGTCAAGAAGGATAATACGATCACAGTTAATGTTGGTGCTTCGGGTGCTGGTGATCAATATGTACACACATTTGTAAGTGCAACATCTAATGCTGTTGTTGCTGGTGGTAACTACACTCACACATTCGTTAGTGCTTCTACAGGTGTTACTAAAGCACCTGATGCAATCTATCTTGCAACTGAATCTATTACTTTCACATGTGATGAAGATGGAAATACTTTCCAAATTGCATATCCTCGTTCTACTGACCCTGCAGCAAATCAGATTCTTGAGATCTCTGCGTCAACAACCGATACATTTACTATCAATGTACAACCTTCACCAGTTGGTCAGCAATATGTACACACATTTGTAAGTGCAACTACAAATGCAGTTTCTAAGACTGAATACAATCTTATGGATTGTGTAGATGTCAAGAACACGGTATCTACTCTCATGAGTATTATTGGAGATACATTAGAAAATGCAAATCTTTCTCCTGCAGTTAACCACTTGGCAACTGTAACTAAGTTAGAACCTGTATATGAGTTCAGTGGTGCTACAGTTGATGGATATCTGGAAGTTCCTTTCACGATTGAAAATCACAACGCAACTGATGATGTGGTATATACCAATCAAATTGACGCAGATACTCAGAATAGATTCCGAGATGCAGCAAATCTGATTACACTGAACATCAGTGTTATTGTTGATAAAGCATCTTACGATCTTCTTCAGAGATATCCTGATCTGGCAAATGAAATGCCTAGAAACGTCGTTACGGCAGGATCTGGTACACTACGTTGTCAGCAAGACTTGACTGCGATTGTTCAGGAACTTGTGAAGGATATTATGGACGGTGGTAACGTAAATACCGTTCAGGTATCTAAGCAATATCTTGGTGCTAGCAACGTAATTCGTCATATCAGATTACAAGTTTGGCAATCACAATATGCACATGAAAGATTGGCATATTACATGAAGGAGGCAATTAGAGGAGAACTAACGACTGATAACACAAACAACATTATTATCGGTCCTTGGGGCATTACTACAGATTCTAGTAGTCCTTACTGTGCTAATGTTGCATCTGCAATTGACACTTTGATTCAAACTCTGAATGATATCGTTGCACCTTCTAATACTGATAACTTCATTGCTGCAGATCGTCTATATTTTAACCGCCAATATATCGCAGAAGAAATCACTGGTCTTACAACTAACGAATTCCAGTATAATATCGATGCTACGCAATATAATGCATTCACATATCCTGATGGTGGTGAACTGAAGTGTCAAAGAGATTTGAAACTAATTATTCTGTCTATTATTTCGGATATACAGACTGGTGGTAACAACAGCACGATTTCTGCAATCGAACTCTATCTGACAGCAGCAGGTATTCTGAATCATATCGAAGACGAACTTCTTGCGACCACATACTCCATCGAACAACTCAAGACTGTTGGTGAGTTTGTCATTAAAGATCAGCATTATCAGTTCAATACTGGTACTACAACAGCAACTGAATATTATCCATTGTATACTGACGAACTTCCTGTAAATGATTCACTGACAATCACTGATATCAATGCAGTTCTTAACAGATGGGATGAGTTGGTTGATCTTGCAGTATCAATTATCAATCCTGGTAAGCAAATTGCTAGAGATCTTTCTAAGAACGTTCTTTATAACAGACAGTATTATGTCAATGAAATTACCAACTTGGTTAATACCCAGTTTGGTGCCAATACTTGGAAGACAGAATACACTGAGTTTGTTGACACTGTAATTAACGACACAGTTCATGATGCTCTTACTACAGATGTTACAGACAAAAAATCTGCTACTTTCGTTACTGTAGATTCAATCACTAGCGACTTCACTATTGGTGAGACTGTAACTGGCGGAACTTCTACTGCAACTGGCAAAGTTCTTGAGTGGAGTACAGAAGATCAATCGGTTTATATTGAAGTCTACACAGGCACATTCCAAAATGCTGAGACTTTGACTGGTTCTACATCTGCGTTCGCACCAACAATAAACTCTGCACCAACAATCATTGATTATTATGTCAAACCTGGTAATGTAAAGACACTCAAAACTGCGGGAGCACTTACCACAGGCATTTCTGGTCTACTTCCTGGAACAAACCTCTGGTTAAACCCCGAAGCATATGCCACTAACTGGGTTACTACTACTGATGTTTCTGGCACAGTAACTAGTGGAGGAGGAACTTTCACTAATGATCAAATTGCTGCCCCTGATGGGACTGTAACTGCAGACAAGATTGAATTCTCTGATTCTGCAACAGGAACTAGATCTATTCGTAGAATCTACAACCTGACTGCGTATCAAACATTCGATGCTACTTCAGTAACATTTGATAATAATACAGAAACATTTGATACTGGTTCTCAGGTTCAGGGTGAGAGACAGAGATACAGCATCTCTGCTTTCGTCAAGGCAGAAGATTCATCTTCAATAAGATTTAAGATGGTTCTTGGGCGCGATTCGGCAGCAGAAAAATCACTTTTCTTTGACCTTGGATTCTCAGATGGTCAAACTAGCACTAGTATCTTTAGAAGTCCTAGTGGCAATCTTGCAATGGCAAATGGTGAAATTTCGGTGTTCACTGCAGATGTTTCTAATGACTCTGCAACTGCTACAGCAAACAGAGAACCTGGCACGTACACGTTCACTGCTGTTACTTCACAAAACTCTGGTTCTACAGGATCCCTTGCTGAGTTTGAAGTAACTGTCGATGAATCTTATAACACAACTGTTCGTATTCTTAACGGTGGTACTGGATTTAAGTCTGGAGATACAACCAATTTGGTTGTTGGACCTGAGAATGGTAATGGATTGGTAGATGACATTGTTATTACTATCAATGACGTAGTTGGAAGTTACGGTGTAACACCTTATGGTGATGGTTGGTTCAGAGTGTTCATTGACAGTGCATTTGGTTTCGGTTATACCGATGTTGGTGCAGAAATAATCATTAAGGATCTTACTGGTTCTCAAAACTATAACGCAAGCAGCAGTGCTAATGGCATTTATGTCTGGGGTGCTAAGTTGTTCAAGGGTCCTCTTGATCCTTATCAATCGCAATATGGTGATATATTCTTCGCTGATATCGACTTTAACATCAGATCATATGCAATGAGTCTGCTTCGTGGATACATGAGGCAAGCAGCAACAAATACTCTAGTTAATCCTGGTCCTACTAGTGGAGTTGGTTCGGTTTACTATGCACCTCTTGGTACTGCCACTAGCGAGTATGCAACTAGAAGACTGACCGATAATACACTTGATATTATCCTGGCACAACTTCTTAACAATAACCACTACACCAGTGTAACTAGAAACAATGGCATTGTAAGACCCGCCAAGGACTATGGTGTTCGTACCATTCCATCGGGTATTTCGGGTGGCATTACTGGAGGTGACTCATTCTACTCCAACCTTACTAACAACTACGCTACCGTTGAATTTAAGTCTCTTAATGAAGGAAAGGTTGTTCAAGTTTACCAGAGATTCCGTATTGATGGTGACATCACGGATGGACCATATGTAATGAACGAGAGTGTCAGTAAGGTTGGTGATGGAACAACTACAGGTGTTGTTTATGGATTCACTCAAGATGAAAACTACAAATATCTTGATGTAAGAGTGACTGGTGGTACATGGTCCGCTAGCGATTCGATTGTTGGTACTACGAACAGTACCACTGCTCAAATTAGTGCAATTGAAGATAGAATTCATATTATCGACCTTCGCGGTTCGTTTGAAACTGGTGTTCCTTTCAAAGGTTATACATCAACTGCAACTGCAACTCCTACCTCGTTTATTGATAATAGTGCAGCAGTTCTTAATAATACTGGTGGAACTTTGGTTGTTGATACGGAATCAATTTCGGGTGCATTCGATCTTAACGCGGTTATCTATCCTGCAGACTCTAGAGAGTATCTGACAGTATCTAAGTATGATGGTTTTGAGATCTCAGTTGGCGACAGGATTGCTTCTGCTGGTAACATTCGCTTACAACTAAACATTCTACAAGGTCTAAACGACTTTACAGTTGGTAATAGATTATACAGACTTGATTCTAGTTCAAATCAGGACAGCACGAAATATGGCATTGTTACTGGTGTTGATACTGATAATAACTTTATTTACTATAGACCGTTTGTTGGTGGAGAATTCACTACAGGTGAAGCAGTTGGTGACTATGGTCTCGCGGGAGCGTTCCCTGTTGGTTATGGTTCTGTTATTGCTACCACTACAACCGCAGGTGTTGCTGCAGCAAGAGTTCAGGACATCCGTCAAGATGGTTTGAACCTGAGACTATATCTCGCAGACATCATCGGAACATTTGATGAAAATGATGGCATTATTGGACCTGATGATTACAAGTCGGCAATTGTTCTTAAGAAAATCCTTAAGGCGCGTGTCAAGCGTTCATCTAAAGGATTTGATGGCACAACTAGAATCTTTGATCTGACTATCACTAACGGCGTTGATTACTTCCCTGATTCTGCAGGGCATATGATGATCTTTATCAATGGTATTCTACAACCTCCTGGATCCGCCAAGGCATTCACTGCATACTCTAACAAAATTGAGTTTAATGAGGCACCTGAACTTGGAGCAACATTTACAGGATTCTATCTTGGTAAGATGAGACAACTTGACGACATCTCTTTCGAGTTTGACTCCTTACGCCAATCCTTTAACCTCAGGCGTAATGATACATTCTATTCTCTTACGGTTACTGATGGTGTTCAATCCAGTACAATCTTGCCCGAGAATAACATCATCGTCTCAATCAATGGTGTTATTCAGGAACCTGGCGTTGGTTTTGAGATTGTTGGTTCTAGAATTAACTTCTCTGAAATCCCTCGCGTAGGATCTACATTTGTTGCTTTCGCATACGTTGGTTCTGAGGCAGACGTTGATGCTGCTGAGGTTGTACCACCAATTGAATCGGGCGACTTGCTCTCGATTCAGGGTGAGACTGAAGATCGCGAGGTTGCGGTTATCGAATCGTCCAACTCTCTAATCACTTTTGACTATCTCGGGTCCGTCTTTGGTCAGAATGCCCGTGCAACGGCAGCAATCAAGAGTGGATATATAGATCAAGTCTCGGTTACTGCAGGCGGATCAGGTTACACATCTAGACCATCTATCACACTTACGCCTATCAACGGCAATGGTAATGGTGGTCAGGTTCGTGCTCTAGTCGGTGTTGCAGGCGTCGAAATCTTAAATCAGGGTACAGGATATCAAGAACCTATCGTTGCCGTCGAGACATCGGTTCCTGATGACTGGGTTGCTCCAGATCTTTCACTTTACGGTGAAGAACTAGTTGATCCAGAGATCCTATAAATAACTAAAAAGTATTGCAGAAATGTCTAAGCAAACTATTGATATTGGTGCAGCGGCGAATGATAATTCGGGTGATACTCTCCGTGACGGCGCAACTAAAATTAATGCCAATTTTAGTGAAATGTATGGTACTACAGGACTAGGGAATAACAGCGAACTGCTTATTAATGTCTCTAGTGCTACTGATGGGCAGGTGTTGAGATTCAACTCCTCTGTCGGCAAATTTGTATCTTCAAACTACACAAAACTTACGTCATCATTAGACACTAATGGTCAAAGTATTGTTAGTGCCAGTAATGCAAATGTTACTATTGATCCTAATGGAACAGGAGATCTAGTTGTAAATTATGGCACTGCTACCGCAACTTTTGATGGTACTACAAATGTAACAACATTTAGTGGACCTATCATTTATGATAATGAGTACAACACTCTTTCTGCTGCTCCTGCTGCGTCAGAAACAGGATATTTTTACACAGTTAATGGTGATGACAACCCCTATGTAAATATCAATATTACTGCTGGTGGTACTGGTAATGTTCGTGCATCACTATTAACTGAATATTCAAGTATCGGAAAACTTTCTGATGTTGATGGATCGATTACACCAACAGCAGATCAAGTTCTCAAGTATAACGCTTCATCAGGGAAGTATGAACCTGCTGACGATGGTGGAGGCGGAGGATCAGTAACTCAGAATTTGTTTGCTACATTTGCCGCCGATACTGGTTCTACTACTGCAAACAGTGCTACAGATACAATAACTATTACTGGTGGTACAAATATTACCACATCTATTACAGGTGATGCTGTAACTGTTAACTTCGCAGGAACTATTCCAACAACAGCAACCGAACTCACTGATGTCAATCTTAGTAGTATTGTTCAAGGCAATTCTTTATACTGGAATGGTACTGCTCTAGTTCCTACCACAAGTCCGATGATTTGGTGGGAACTGAATGCAAATGGCAACGCAGATTATACTGTTACTGGTCCTGGATTTACTGGTACTGCTTCTGATCCTACCTTCTATGTTTATAGAGGATTTACTTATGCCTTTGATAATTCTATTCAGGGTGGTGGACATCCGTTTAGAATTCAAAGCACACAAGGTTTGAGCGGGTCTCCATATACCACTGGACAAACTGGTAGTAGTTCCAATATTTTATATTGGACTGTTCCTATGGATGCTCCTAATACACTGTATTATCAGTGTACGCTACACTCTGCTATGCAAGGTACAATTAACGTCGTAAGTTGATAAATGGCAAGAACAGTTCCTGGATCGGGCGCTCAGATTGAACCCATATTTGATGAGGTTTTCGGCGTTCGTGCGGTAAAAGTCACAAATAGTGGATCTGGATACGATCAATCGAATCCTCCCAAATTAACAATCACTGGTTGTGGTACACCAGAAGTTGATGCATTATTGTATCCAATTATCGAATCTGGACAAGGTAAGATTACTCACGTTAGAGTATTGTCTAGAGGAAGAGGTTACAATCCACTAAGATTACAAATTATTCCTGAACAGGAAACTCCGAATGTAATTCCATCGTTTGATGTTAATAAGATTTGGCAATCACATCCAAATTCAGTAACTAGAGGAACGTTTGAAAATGTAACTGATAGACTTCGTATTGAATCAGACAACCACCCCAAACCTTCACAATACACCCTATCAGAAAGAGAACCGAGTGGTTCTGCAACTATTGTAGATAGATCTTTTGATCAAGTCTTTGTTTATCGTGGTGGTAAAGATGTTCCGACACAAACAACACCCAGACCATTTCAGAAAAATAAAGTAACTGGTATTCTTTCAAATGGCACTCTGTTCCATACACCTGAATGGGGAACGGCAGCAGGATCACCAACAAACTTTAGCGTTGATACTGTAAAGTATCCTTATGTAAAAAATAGTAATGAATATGGTGCTATCATCGATAGTTCTGTTTATTATCATCAGTCGAGTAAATTAATTGAAGAGTTTGCTCGTGTAAATGGTGTATTTGAGTGGGGTAAATTTGAAATATTTGAATGGAATATTCGCGCAGAATATGACAATGTAATGATTAGTATTGCTAATCTTGATGAGACCTTAGGCAATCTTGAGCTTGGTAGAATTGTTGATGAGGTTGGTGGCAGTTTCAAAGGCGAAATTGCTAAAATTGTAAGAGACGTTCAGAATAATGTAACCAGAGTATACCTTAGACAGGTAACGGGTGGAAGTATTGAACAGAACGATCTGGTTCTTGGATCTAACGGATTTCAGTTTACAGTTTCTGCTGCTCCTATTACATTCCCTAATGGCATCTTCTACATCGACTTTGGTGTAGACTCACATGAGTTTGGACCTTTTTCTCCTGGAGTATATTACTTCTCCCCAGAGGATATCAAGGTACAAAAAAACTACTTGATTGTTTGGAATCAATCCGACGCTTCAAATCAACCGTCCGATGTGCATCCTCTTGGTCACCCAATGCAATTCAGCACTGTACAAGACGGTGTATTGAATGGCGGCACATTGTATTACAATAGTACTGGTGCATCTGGTGCTCATGCTAGTGATTATGAAGATGAGTTCACTCCAATCTTCATCATGAATGAAGATGAAACCAATAGAATTTATTATTATTGTAAAAATCATCGCTACATGTCAGGTTATGCTGGCGATGAAGGATACATGACAATCTCCCTCGAAGATGAAGAGGAAGAAGAAGAGAACCTGAACCCATATTATGTGGAGGATTACTATCAGAGTGATTCTAATGATACTTCGACCATCGATTTATCAAGACATACTGATGGGCATTCCAAGGTTGTTGGTATGTCATTTGATGGATATCCCATCTACGGACCTTGGGGATATACATCGTCAGGCACTGTTGCCAGAGAAGTTTCTGGTTACAGATTAAAAACAACTGCTGAATTGGATGGTCAGAGACCAACCGTAACTACAACAGGAACAGTCACCTATACAGTTACTGTCAATAATAGTAAGTTCTACTTTGATGGTAATGAAGTACCATTCTTAATTTTAGAAAGAGGTAAAACTTATGTTTTCAATCAAGATGATGCGTCAAATATTGACAATTATTTCTTAGTATCCACTAGTGATGATGGATGGCATGGAGGATCACCTATCATTATTGGTGATACAACATATCTCTATGATGGTGAAGGGTTTGAGTATTATCTGGATGGATCTCTCACAACGTATTCTAATTATATCAGTGGTTTCCAATTGGCAACTACTAGAGAAATGCGTTTTACAGTTCCTGTAAATGCACCATCAGTCTTGTATGGATTTGCATATGCAGATTCTGATCATGGTACTGCTCTTTCCATCGATGGTTATCTTCTAGGTGATTTTGTTGAAGATCATGTTTGGGATGCTACTACCGCAAATGCGACACTTGATGCATATAACGGCAAGTTTGGTGTAACTCCAGAGTATCCAAACGGAACCTATGCATACTATCTGTGCGAAGATTCTAATAGTAATCCAGTCTATCCTTATGGTATTGGGCAAAGATATTATGGAGATCCCTTATTTGAGGGTGATGTGGTTCCAGATCTACCTATAAATTTCCCAACAACAGCATCGGGAGACGTTGTTTTGAATGATGATGGCACTATTGCCTACATCAATATGACCAAGAAAGGTGACAACTATTTTGGACCTGCTAAAGCAGAAATTCTTGGTGGTGAAGGTTCAGGTGCAGATGTTGTTCCAACGACACAATCTGTTACAGGTTTGACTCTAGTTAATGAGGGTAATGGTTATAGTTCTGGTAACCCAATTTTAACATTTATTGGTGGTGGTGGTACAGATGCTGCAGGTAGTGCCAAAGCACAAGCAAGTGGTAAGATTGCAAGTATTAGTGTTGATGATGGTGGAGAATTCTACCAATCTGCACCTTATATTTTGATTACTGGTGGTAGTGGTCTTGGTGCGAAGGCGGAAGCAAGGATTAATCAAGGTCAAGTCTCAGAGATTGTCGTTACCGATCCTGGAAGTGGTTATTTTCCCGTCGATAATAACAATCCTGACCCAGGCAAACTTCCAAATATCATCTTCAATAAACTAGTTACACTGAAAAGAAAGACTAGATCACGTCAAGCATTCAATTCTAATACAGTATATCTCACTGGATTGTTAAAGGATGTTACCGAACAGGATACTGAATTGTATGTAAAATCGACAGCAGCATTCCCTGGTTCGGGTACATTTAATCTAAACAATGAGACAATTTCATATACATCTAAAACTGGTAAGAAGTTTGCTGGTTTAACTAGAGGTATAAACTTCAATTACGATCAACGTATTATTCTTGACGATGGTGCTAACGATGCATTAGGTGTTTCTCAATATAAGTTTGAAGTTGGCGATAGAGTAATCCGAAGAGTTGAAAGTGCTAGTAGTAAAGTTGCAAAAGTCTATGATTGGAATCCTAATAATAGAGAACTCTTAGTTGTCTTTGAAGTTGATGAGTTGGCATTTATTGATGCTGGTCTACCATCAACAGAAGATAATATTGTTCAGTTTGATGCAGGTACTCCAGATTCGGCAAACAATCAATATCAACCGCACGGTGTTATTGATGCTCCTGATGGTACAAGCATAACAGAATTTATTAAATTATTGACAGAACCTGTTTCAGTATTTACTGATAAAGTTTTTGAAGATGATGACGAACTTGATGGTCTTGGTGATGGTATTCCAGATCTGGTAAACACAGGTACAGATTACGAAAATCAAATTACTCTCGATGGCGGCATCATTTTGGGTGAACCAAACGAGACTGGTAGAGACTCTAAATATGGTATTGAGGAAACTGTTGGTGGACAAAACACCACCCTATTCCAAGTCGGTGATAACGTTAAGGATGGTAACATCCCCTTCCAGTTTGCCACAGTTACTAGTTCAGGCACACTCGATGGGGGTGTTCCTCATACAGGTGGTTTACAAGTACAAGTGGACTTGTCAACAGGCAACGGTTCAAACTTCAATATTGGAGAAGTTGTCACTGGTTCGGTATCACAGATTCAGGCGACTGTTGTCGGTTGGAGTCCAGCAACAGGTATGCTGACACTCGATAGTGTACAACCATATAATACGGGCGATCTAAACCTCGGGGTTAGCGGGTTTTTCTACGAGTTCTCAGAAAAGGGAACTATTGTTGACTTCTATATACAACAGCGAGGAACAAACTTCACAGGTACTCCTACAGTTGCTATTGAGAATGTTGGGGATATTCAAGCAACTGGAACAGTGGTTATGACTGCTGCTAATGACCAAATTGCATCAATTACCATTACGAACGGTGGTTTTGGATACGAACAAACTGTAGATGGATCATATGCATTACACCCAACTGTGACATTCACAAATGCAGGTGGCGATTCGACAGGTTCTGGTGCTGTAGCATACGCAATTCTGGGTGGCGAAAAGTTAAACGGACAGGGCGGAGCATCTTATAGAATCAAGACAATTGATTACACGTCAATTGTCCGTTCGTAACACACATAAATAAACAGGAGGACCATAGTACCTAGCAAATGGCGGCACTACTTACTGATCAGTTTAGAATTTTTTCTGCGAAGAAATTTATCAGGGCATTGGAGGGTCCAATATCCACCCAAAGTGATGACCTTGCAGGTTCAACGAGAGATCGTCTTTATCTGTTTATTGGTCGCCCACAAACTTGGGATAATGAAAACTCCCCACCACAGGCAGTCGATTCATTCTCCGAGTTCTCGGATTCTTATGATGACATGATCTCTCTGAAGAGAGTTCTTGCTTCGGATACCGTTCAGGTTATTCGGCGTATTGACTGGGTTTCGCCCGAACAAACCACTGGTGGTTTGGGTTTCACATATGACATGTATCGTCATAACTATTCTCCTAGTAAAACCGCGTCCTCAGGTGCTACTAAACTTTATGATTCGGACTTTTATGTTGTAAACTCACAATATCAAGTCTATAAGTGCATCTATAACGGTACTTCTCCTTCTGATCCTAACGGAAAACCCTCAACAGTCGAACCCACTGGTACTTCTACATCTATTATTACAACAGGTGACAACTATCGTTGGAAGTACATGTATACGATTCCTGTTGCTTCGGTTTTGAAATTCTTCTCCATTGACTATATGCCCGTCTTCACAAATGACGCGGTAAGAACCAATGCTGTTGGTGGAGAAATTGATACTGTAGTTATCAATGCTGCTGGATCAGGTTATAACAACGGTTCCTACGACAACATTTCTATCAATGGCGATGGAACTGGCGGTCGTGTTTCTATTGTTATTGATGGTGGTAAGATTATTTCTGCTATCGTTACTTCAGGTGGTACTGGTTACACCTATGGAAAACTCAGTGTTAATGATATTACTGGTATTGGAACAGGTACTGGTGGTGAAGTAGACGTTATTATCCCCCCGCCAGGTGGACATGGTGCCAACTCTATTGTTGAGTTGGGTGCTTTCAGAGTTATGATTAACTCTAAACTTTCATATGATGAAGGTGCTGGCGACTTCCCGATTGATAACGACTACCGTCGTATCGGTCTTATTACAAATCCTCTAAAATTTGGTACAGAGGAACTTATTTCTGATTTGACGGTTTCTGCTGCTAAAGCAGTTATCTTTTCCCCTACATTCCAAGGCAATTATGTGCCTGATGAAATTGTCACTCAAACAAGAACAGTTGGCGGTCAAAACGTTACTGCTCGTGGGCGTGTTGTTTCCTGGAATCCTACAACAAAACTTCTGAAGTATTATCAGAACTCTGTTGATGGAATCTTCCCCGAAATTACAGGTACTCAAAATGAGTTTGATGGTTCTAACGTTATTAGTGGAGCAACATCTGGTGCCGCTGGTCAACCAGACATTAACTTCCCTACAATTCCAAATGCATCTTCGAGAACAATTAACAATACCGAATATGACTTGGGTATGAAATTCAACAATGGTTACGCTAGACCTGAGATCAGGTCAAACAGCGGTCAGGTTGTTTATATAGATAATAGACGAGCAATTAGTCGTGCAAACGACCAAGTAGAAGACATCAAAATCGTAATCGAGTTCTAATGGCACAAAATACCAATCTAAACGTCACCCCTTATTACGACGACTTCGATAAGAGTAAGAACTTTTATCGAGTATTGTTTCGTCCTGGTTTCCCTATTCAGGCGAGGGAACTTACCACGATGCAGAGTGTTCTGCAAAATCAAGTTGAAAATGTAGGTTCTCACATTTTCAAAGATGGAGCAATGGTCATCCCAGGTCAAGTGGGTTATGACCTGAATGTTGCTGCTATTATGCTCCAAGAGTCTTTTCTTGGTGCTGATGTTGAACTCTATAGAACTCAACTAGAAGGTAAGATCATTGAAGGTCTTACCACAGGCGTTAAAGCAAAAGTTCTCTTCACGATTTCGGATACGAATTCGGACAAGGGATACATCACATTGTACATTAAGTATATCGAATCAGGGGGTGATAATGCTCAGACTCAGACATTTGAAAACAACGAACAGTTAATTACTGACACAGAAGTTACTTTTGGAACTACACTTATTGAGGTAGGATCTCCTTTTGCCCAGTTGCTTCCAACTGATGCAATCCAAACGGGTTCTGCTGCTTATGTTCAACAAGGTGTTTATTACATCAGAGGATTCTTTGTAGACGTTCCATATCAATACATTCTTCTCGACCAGTATGGATCTAACCCTAGTTATAGGATCGGACTTGACATTCAAGAAAGCATCATCACCCCAGAAGATGACCTTTCGCTCAATGATAATGCTGCAGGAACATCTAATTACTCTGCTCCTGGTTCTCACAGATTTAGAATAACAACTCGTCTTGTTAAAAAGAGTATTGAGGATGATGCTGATAAAGATTTCATCGAACTACTTCGTATCAAGAACTCTAGAGTAGAGAAACTTGTAGATAGAAGTCAGTATGAAGAACTAGAGAGATCTCTAGCAACTAGAACTTATGAAGAATCTGGTGACTATGTTGTAGATGATTTTGATATCAATCTCAGAGAGCATCTTGATGATGGTGAAAATAATGGTATCTATGATAAAGGAAACACTAGTGCTGATGGTGCTATTGCTTCAGAAAATTTATATGCCGTAGAATTTGGTCCTGGTACAGGATACGTTAAGGGTTATCGTATTAAAACTCTTGCACCGACTTATGTCGATTTAGAAAAACCTAGAGACACAGATTCTACACAGAACAAGATTGTTCCTTTCTATCTGGGCAACTTTAGTAAATATAACAACGTATATGGATATCCATATACAACTGGTCAAAACTTGACTAGTGCATATCAGGTTGTTGAACTGTATGATAGACCCTCTGGAAGCGGCGTTGGTGCTATTCCTGCCAGTGGTATTTTGCTTGGTTATGCCCGTGTTGGTGATGCATCATATATTGATGACATTGACAATGTATATAATGATGCAAACGATGAATACAGATTCACTTTATTTGATATACAGTTAAAAACTGTTCTGGAGATAGAAGATTCTTCGGCAGTAGTTCAGGGTTCTATCCTAATTGGTGAGAATAGTAATGCTAGAGCACAAGTTCTTGATGATCAAACTTCTGATCACCTAGATCTGTATCACGTACAAGGTAATTTTGTTGAAGGAGAAAATATTCTTCTTGACGGAGAATTGCTGTCTAAGTTGCAGAAAGTACATTACTTTGAGTATTCCGATGTTCGCCAAATTACTGGTAGAAATGAATCAAATGCGGTAGAATTTACTGCCGACTTGATTATGGAAAACATTGTCAATGTCATTGGTACTAGTTTCAAGTATAAGACGGTTGATAGCGTAACAGCAATCACTAATCTGAGTGCAGGTATTGGTTACGTTGCGGGGGAAAATATTAGTTGTCAAGGTGGTACTGGATTTGGATTGTCCGTTAATATTACTGCTGTTGACAATGGTGTAATCATCGCTGACGGGGCAGCAGCAGGCGCTACAGACGGTCTGAACCTCACTACTGGTGGTTCTGGTTACGCTACTGGTACAGGCACTGCTACAACGGGTGGTGATGGAACAGGCGCTACTGTTGATATTGCAACTATCATTAATGGTGTTGCTGCAACATCATCTATTGCTAGCGCAGGAACTGGATATGCTATCACTACAGGTGCTACTACAAGTGGTGGTAGTGGTACTGGATGTACAGTTAACATTACTGGAATTGGTTCTAATGGAGAACTGACAGGTGTTGTTATCAATGCAGGTGGTAGTGGTTTTGCGACAGCAGAAACTCTGACTGTTACTGGTGGTGGTGGTACGTCTGGTACATTTACTGTTGATACTGTGACTGATGGTGTCATTACTGCTATTAACCTCAATGCAAGAGGAACTGGATATACTGTAGGTAATGTTCTTTCAATCTCTACTGGTGGTGCTGATGCAACTGCAACTGTTGCTGAAGTTGACAATGGTATTATCAATACAATTGTTGTAGATAACCCTGGCAGAGATTATTCTGCTTCTGACACTGGAATTCAAATCAATGGGCAATCGGGTTATACAACTCTTGCCACATTAGATATCGCTACAATCAATACATCCGATTACGAAGTTTCTGGTTTACAGTCTAACTTCAGAATTGACTTGAGATCTGGCGATAGGTTGTACTTTAATGAGGACAACTATGTAGATGTTAAGAAAGTTAGCGACGATAATCTCAGTGGAACTGGTCAAGATAGAATTTTCGATTATCTTGAGCAAAGAGTTCTTGTAGAATCTGATAGTAATGCACCCTCACCAGGTAGTTTTACTAACATGCTTCGATATCGCGCTGGTTTGAGGGAATTGGAAAATGCAGATTTCCTCAGCCAGATGCCAAAGAATTATATTAAGAGTATTGCTGACGAATCTCTAATTGTAAAAAGAACCTTTAATAATGTTACGATTACTGCTGGTGACGGAACTATTAACGTTCCTGAGAACGAGCAATTTGCAGCACTAAGTGACATTTCATATCAGATTACTGTTCTTGACAGTACAGATGCTGCAGAAATTGGCGATCAAATTGAACTGAATACTACAGGTAGTGGTTCTAATCAAGTTGCATTTACTAATGCAGAGCAAACGAACATCGAATTCTCTAGTTTTGGTACTATTACCAAGTTGAGAGTAACTACAACAGTATCTAAGAACGTTGGTACTAGAAAGACCAAGACTGGCAACCAGATGTTTGTTCTGAAAGTCAATAAGACTATTAGAAATAGTTATGAAATATCTCAGTATGGTCTTAATGGTTCTAGACTATATGGTACAAGAATTGAAGATCAGGAAATCTCTCTTGGAATGAAGGACTGCTATCGTTTACATGCAGTTTATGAATCCGAAGACGACAATGCTCCCGTATTACCCTCAGTAACACTGGTCGAATCTAAGTTTTTTGCTACGGGTTCTATTGTTACTGGAAAAACATCTAAAGCACGAGCAAAAGTTGTCTTCTTTGACACATCAACACTGAAACTTTCTCTTGTATATGAGGACGGAGCGTTCTTAGCAGGCGAAACTATTGAAGGTGTTGACACCAATGATACTGATTTGGTTGGTATTATTAGTGATAGCGATGGTGCTGTCGTCAAGGGTTCTAAGAATATTACCGAAAACTACTTCTTGGAAGTAAATCAGACCAATTTCATCTACGATATTTCCAAAATTGTAAGGAGAAAGGGTGTTGTTTCTCCTATCAGACAAGTTTTGATTGTTTGTGACTACTATGTTCATTCTCCTACTGGAGATTACTTCGGTGGTCAATCATATCTCGATACTGATTATGCGGATATTCCTTTCTATGAAACTGCTTTCTTAGCAGATTATCTTGATTTCCGTCCTGGTGTTAAGAACTTGTTTAGTGGTGCTGGTACAGTTAATTCGCCTGCATTTGTAAACTGTTCTACTCTCGACTTTAAGTCCAGACTGTTTACGAGTGGTGGTGGTGTGAATGCAACTATCTTTGATATCCCACAGATCAGCAGCAACTTCCGTTGCGATTTTGATTGGTATCTTCCTAGAACTGATAAGGCATTCCTGACACCTGATGGCGAATTTCAAATCATTAAAGGCAAATCTTCAGAAACTCCTTCAGAACCTGATGATTTGATTGAAGGTATGCTATTGGCAGTCATCAATCATAGACCATATGGTTTTGATGTAGAAGATGCAGCAATTGTTAGATCCGATAACAGACGCTATACAATGCGTGATATTGGTGGTCTGGAGCGTCGTCTTGATCAAGTGGAATATTATACTTCACTAAATCTTCTTGAAAGTGATACTGTCAACGAACAAATCCTTGATGCTGATGGTAAGGATAGGTTGAAGAACGGATTTGTTGTTGATGACTTTACTGATCACAGTAAATCTGCAATTGACAATGAAGATTTTGGCGCTTCTCTTGATTTTACTGACGGTACGATGAGATGTTCTCATTACACCACCAACATTAATTTGGAGATTAATGATAGTCTTTCTTCAAATATTCAAATTACTGGTGCAGGAACTGAACTAGATGATGCTAACGACATTGTAACTCTTCCATACACCGAAGTTGTGATGGTCGAACAACCTTATGCTTCTCGTGTTGAGAACATCAACCCCTTCAATGTCTTTACATATATTGCTCGTATTATTCTCCATCCTGGTTCTGATGACTGGGTTGACACCAGAAGATTGCCAGCAAGAGTCACTCAAATTGAAGGTGACTTTGAAGAGACTGCATCTGAATTGAGAGTTGACCAGAATGGTTTTGCTCCTATTCAGTGGCGTGCTTGGAGAACTACTTGGAGAGGTGAAAGAACTATTAGTTCTAGAACTACAAGAAATCGTGGATGGTTAGCACAAGATATCGGCAGATCTCCTAGACCTGGTGTTTGGGGTGGTCGTGGTATGCGTCGTATTAATAGAACATCAACGATTCAAACCACTAGAAATCAAGTTAGAAGAGGCGTTAGAACTAGAGTCGTACCTAGAATTGATCGCACATCTATGGGTGACAGCGTAGTTTCAACAACAGCAATTCGCTGGATGCGTTCTAGAAACGTTCGTATTTGGGCAGAAAGATTGAAACCCAGAACTCGTTTTTATATTTTCTTTGATGGTAAAGATATCACTGATTATGTAACACCAAAACTAATCGAACTCATCAAAGATCCTGCTATTGATAGCAGAACTAATGATATCGTTTTCAATCCAGGTGAACTTGTAAGAGGTTTAACCAGTGGTTGTCAGTTCGTTTGCTTGAGACCTAATGGTTGGTATCAGTTTAGTCCTTATGATGATACTGAATTACCTACCACCTATGCAGCAACAACTAACCTTCTGAACCATAACGTTTATGCTCTTGCAATGCGTAATGGTAGAAATGCAAGGTACTTTGGTAACATGCAGGTTGGCGAAGTTCTTCGGGGTGCAGGTGGAGCACGAGCAGTTGTTAAAGATCGTAGGCACATTTCCGATAGAAATGGTAAGTATAGAGGTAACTTCTTTATCCCTGAACCAAGAAATCGTAATAATCCTCGCTGGAGAACTGGTACTAGAACTCTCAGAATGTCTACTTCTGACACAGATAGCAGAGTACCTGGAATTGCAACTTCATCAGGCGAAGTTGAATTTGAGGCAACTGGAACAAGAAGACGTGTTCGTGAGAACGTTCTTGCTGTTCGTAATGCTGATATTGTTCGTGACACTGTAACTCAACGTAGAACAATTCGTTCTACAAGAACAGAAGTTCGTCAAGTTGGTTGGTATGACCCTCTAGCACAATCATTCATTACCGATATTGATGGTGGTGTCTTTATGACTGGTGTTGAGGTTTATTTCAATACAAAGGATGATAACATTCCTGTATCGATGCAAGTCAGAACCATGGAAAACGGTTATCCAACAACCAACATTCTTCCATTCTCCGACGTTACACTAGAACCTTCTGCTATTCAGTTGTCAGAAACTGCCGCGATTCCTACTAAGTTTACCTTTAGATCTCCAGTTTATATTCCACAATCTCAAGAACACTGTTTCGTTCTTCTATCTGACTCCAACTCTTATCAAGTTTGGATTTCTAGAATGGGCGAACAAGAGATTTCTGGCGATAGAACAATCTCAGAACAACCTTATGCGGGTGTTCTGTTTAAATCACAGAACGCATCTACTTGGACTGCTGACCAGTATGAGGATCTTAAGTTCAAAATGTATAGAGCAGAGTTTGATATTACACAAAACTCTAGACTTGTAATCAATAACTCTACTCTTGGAAGAGGTAATGATGGAATTATCAATCTTCGTAGAAATGCAATTCAAACGTTCACACCTAGATTGAAACTTACAACAAACACTCCTAGTTCTGGTCCACCAGCACAAGTATTGTCGTTCTCCGTTGGTTCTAGAATTAGACAACGTGGTTCAATTACAGGTACGAGTTTCACAGGTGAAGGTACAGTTACTGCCGTTAGACAATTAGTTGGCGGTGCTTTTGAACTCACTATCGAAAACAAATCTAATACTTTCAGTATTGGTAGTTCAACTGGTAGTGGTATTAACGGAAGAATCATTTCTTCTGGAACACTAGCAACAATTACTGGTGTTACTATTACTCAAGGAACTGCATTTGTTGCTGGTGAGATTATTAAAGGTGCAACCTCAAATGCAATTGCAGAGGTTGTTGGGTTCAGTTCTGGAACTTTGACCCTGAAGTATGTTTCTCAAGTATTCACTGCTGGAGAAACATTACAGAATTCTTCAAACACAACACAAGGAACATTTACTGGTGTTGCTTATAGTGGTGATAATGTTGTAAATGGCGTAATCTCCGATGTATTTTTACAAGGAACTGTTTCTTACGGAAGCAGTGAGAGAATTGTTAAGATCTTCCACAGTAATCACTGTATGCACAGTACTGCTAATAATGTGATTATTGAAGGTGCTATCTCTGAAGTCAGTAATACATATCTGACTGCAGCAATCTCTTCTACAGATACAACAATACAAGTAAACGATGCTAGTGCTTTCCACAGAATTATCGGTGGAACGGATGTTGCAGCAGACAACACTGGATTTATTAAGATTGGTGATGAGATCATATCCTATAATGGTTTCGATAACAATTTCAAGACAATCAATGTTGAAGCAAGAGGACAAGACGGCACAACTGCTGAATCGCACGAAGATGAATCTATCATTGAATGTTACAACCTTGATGGTATTCCATTGACACAAATTAATAAGACTCACTTAAGTATCTCAAATCCAACTCTTGACACTTACGAGTTGTCAACTAATGCTATTGGTTCGCAGGGTATTACGGGTGGTGGTGATCTCATCTATGCATCACAGAACGTTCAGTATGAAGTAATGGTTCCTCAAATTGAGAGGATGTTGCTACCTGGAACTGATGTTGTCGCTAGGGCAAATGTTATTTCGGGTACATCTATTGGCGATGGCGAAACGTTGACAACTGCATCGTTCTCAAACGATGGTGTCTTCAATGATCTTGTTCTTAGCGAAGATAACGCACTCTTTGAACCTGCATTGATCTGTTCTGAGATTAATGAAACTAATGAATTGTCTGGTGGTAGTTCACTTAGAATTGATATGGAATTGAGTTCTAATAAGTCAACCATCAGTCCTGTTATTGACATGGACAGAATGTCTATGACAACAGTATCTCATAGAATCAACACCCCTCAGAATTTCAATAGTGCATTGCTTTCCACTGGCGATGACCATAACGCAGTATACATTACTAGACCTGCCGAACTGGTCAATCCTTCAGGTTCCTTGAAGATTAAGTTCCAAGCATGGAGACCTTTGGACACTGTGATCAAAGTCCTATATAGAGTGAAACCAATCGGTAGTTTGACATCGATTAATGAACTTGGATACACATACTTCCTAGATGCTCAAGCATCAATTCCTGCTGCGACAGAGGGTGAAATTTATAGAGATTATGAATATGAGATTTCTGGATTGAACTTTGATACATATCAAGTCAAGATCGTTATGACATCCAATAATCAAGCATCTGTCCCACTACTGAAAGATTTTAGAGCAATCTCCTTAGCTGTATAATGAATGAATCTGGTATCCCTGTAGATGGGTATTCTGGATGGTTTAGAGATCCCAAATCTAATGCCATCCAGTGTGCAAATACAACTGAATATGATAAATACATGGCAGCACATCGTGCCAAACTAGCAAAAGATAATGACTTTGAGGCTTTACAAACTGAGGTTTCTGAGTTAAAATCTGATGTGAGTGATATTAAGTCGCTCTTGCTAACGTTAGTCCAAACTCAAAAGAATCGTAATTATGACTAGTATCGAAAAAGTATCTCAAGAAGATATGCTGGCCCAATTTCGTCAGCGACTTGTAGAAATCCAAGGGATTCAAAATCAACTTGCATCCAAAATGGAAGAAAACAAGCAAACTGCACTGAAACTTCAGGGTGCAATTGAAACTCTGGAATACTATAATCCAGAACTAGTTACTCCTCAGGAAGAAACTATGTCACATCCTCCCGAAGAAGAAACTGAAGAATGAAGATAGGGGGACATACGTTCCCCTTTTTTAATGACATAAATAACTTAGAAGCATTATCTCAGAAGTTGTCTTAAAAAAATGGCAAATAGAATTCAACTACGACGTGGAAATGGTAACGATTGGACAACATCGAATCCTATTCTGGCGCAAGGCGAACTTGGTATCGAACTAGATACAGGTCGAATTAAAATTGGTGACGGTGTTACTTCATGGTCCTCACTACGTTATGAACGTCCTGTAGAATCTATTGCTCCTACAGGTAATACTCTTGTACAAAGAGATGCTAATGGTGATTTTGCTGCGAATCTTATCACCGCAACACTAACAGGTAACGCTTCTACCTCAACACGTTTATCTAATAGTAGACAGATCCAAATCACAGGTGACCTTGTTGCTACAGGAAACTTTGATGGTTCTGCCAACCTCAATCTTAATTCAACACTTTCTGATCTTCCTACTCTGCCACACTATGCTTCGGCAACAGAGGAAGTTGAATATACAAAAGTAACAGTCAATAAGCAAGGTAGAGTTGTAAATGCTTCAAACCCTACAACTATTCAGGGTTATGGTCTTGACACATCGATTGAAGGAACTGGAGCACAACCTTATGACGGTACTCTAAATTCTATTTCATCTTTAACAACTGCTGGTTTCATTGGAAGAATTGGTAGTGGTGCTGTCAATACAAGAACTCTTACTGGTACAAGTAGTCGTATTGAGATTCTTAACGGTGACGGTGTTAATGGTAACCCAACGTTTGATCTTCACGAAACGACAGTTGTTCCCAACTTTCCAACATATACAGATGGCGATTACAACATCCCTAGTCTGACTTCTGTTGTTGCAGAAGGTACTAAGGGAGAAAGACTTTGGAGTGGCACTGATACTGTCAACTCAGTTCACTTTACAGTGGACATGTATGGTAGGTTAACGTATGCATATAATGTGCCTATTGCTACTGCTACCGAGGGTAGCAAATATGCTAACTATGATGCAGCTACCGCATACTCTAGATATGCAATCATTCAGAATGCATCAAAAGTCTACCAAGCGATTGCAGACATCGGTGCTGGTGTTGGTGCTCCTACTCATTCCAGTGGTGATACTGGATCATGGCGTTACCTCGCGGCT